ATTGAGGACATCAATAGTGTCCGCACCAAGATTATAGTCGCCAGTGCCTTGAGTCAGAGCTACGGTAGTCTGCTCAATCGTCCATTGATTTAACCCACGGTTGGCCCAGTCCGCTAGCATCAGGTTCAACGAGCGCTTTGCAGTCTTTAGGTCATAGCCTGTGCGGACCTCTAAGCCACAACGCTCAAAAGCCTCTTCTATGTATTCGCTGACATCCAACTCAAAATCGGCTGAACCTGAAACGGCCATTACTTATAGCCCCGAACCTTGCAGCCGCTCTTCTTAACCGCGCCGCCTGACTTCATCTTTTTGGGGGCTTTTTTAACAGCGCCGCCATATTTCATCTTTTTAGTGCAAGTTCCCATAGTACCGCCTCCTTTAATTTCACCGCCCCTAGCGGCCTTTTTTACGGTCGCCGCCCTTGTGTTGGCTACGACTTGTTGCCCTTGAGAGCCTGCACGCTTTTTCTTACGCGCTGTGCTAGCTCGCTCGTTTTTTGACAAACTTTGCGCTTTAGCCCTCGGAAGGCATCGATCAGGGTTCTTTTTGTTTTTTGAAGTGCCGCACTCACCCGCAATGTTGCCGCTACTATCGATCCGAACCCAATCTTCATCTAACCACTCCTGTAGCTTACCCACGACCCGTCCTTTTTCCGCCTTTTGACTTCTTGGCGTAGTTGGGATCTTTGCAGTACTTGCTGGCCGCTAGATTGGCATATGCTGACGGATATGTGTCAAAAGTGCGTTTTGCCCACGCCTTGCCTTCTGCGCAAATCTTGCTCCCCTTGCTCTTGCTGGACGCTTCCCCACCGTTCCTAAGGTAGGTGACTTTGACCGTTGTCTTCTTTGGTCCAGTCTTTACTCTTGAGCCACATGAACGCATAACTTAACCTAGCAATTTGCCAGCAAAAGGGGCAATGATGACTAAAATACCCACGCCCCAAATCTTGTAATCAAGGCTTTTAAGCGTTTCTTTCTGCTCATTTAGCCGCTCTTCAATGCGCTTATAGCGCAAGTTGCATTCCGCCTCGTGCTTTTCTAAGCGAGATAAAAGGTCGTCTACCATTTCTTACAACTCCAATACCGCGCGGAGAACTTGTCTTTGGCAGTGTCACAACTGTGTCTAGCCCGGAAGCTTTTACGACGAGCCGGGTTGTCCTTCTTGATAGTCATGTTCGGATCGCCGAACCGAACAAGCTTAATCTCGTCGCCTTTTTTGGCAAGAACGGCAAATTTCTTAGAACCACCGGAAGTTCTTTTGGGCTTGTTAAATCCAGAAAAACTCTCGCCGCGATAGGTTATTCGGCCAGAAGGAGTTCGTTTTACGTCCTTTGCCTTAGCCATTACGCTAACTCATCGCCGTTTTTGATGTAAATGATCTCAAGAGCGGCGGATATATCAAAAGTTACACTTGCCGAAGAAGAAATTGCCCGCACCTCAATATCCGTTTTTTCCGTGAATTTAAGGGGGGTGAGAATCGTGTTTTCGATGTGCATCCCCGTGGTAAGCGATTTCACATCTTTAGCTTGAAATACCTCGCCAAACGGTCGTGCAACCAGCAATAGCTTGCACACTGCGGGTGTATTTGATGTTGTGCCATTAGAAATATCATACTGCGTCAGATAGGCTGTATAGCCCGCCGGTACAGTCCATAGCGCCATCAGGGTCTGGTTTGTGCCGTCCCCGTTGATGGTTGCATAAATGTTTGCTGGTACGCCCGTGGTGACAGTGCCGGTGCCCGCATAGATGACCCCTGCGTTTGCCCCTCCAGACCCTCCAGACCGGACAATCATCCGGTTTATCCGCAGATAAGACTGCGTGCTGTTGACCTCCGTCTGGCCATTTAGGGTGACAACCTCTGATATTTCGTTGTAATCGCCATCAAGCCCAAACAACTCAACGGTTCTGGCCCCCGTTCCCGCCGAAGTGTCATCAGTGGAGCTACTGGAAACCTTCAGCACGGTCGCCGCAGACAAGTATGAATACAGTCCACCCTGTTGCCAAATGGTTGCTAAGGAGTTCGCAACTGCCGGGTTGTTACCAAACTTGTAAATAGAATAATGATAAGCAATCTGGCCACGCGCTACCTGTAGATCAAATGGCTCGCTAGTGCCTATTCGACTAATTGAAGAAACTTCCCGAGCCATAAAAAACCCTTAACTGTAGAAGACAGTTAGCGCAGTAATATTTGTCAAAACACTAATGTAGATATCAGAGACTTTTATCCCCTCGTCGGGGATGTTGACCGAGTGCGTTTCGCTTGCAACAAAGTCTAAATCCAACACGGTACTCCCGCCGTTTCCATCTGTGATGGTTAAACGAGGTGTTCCAGTGGTGGTTAAGACCTGAATCTGGCGAATACGAGCGGGTCCTACAGCCGCAGAACCCGTCCCGGTCAGACGTTTTGCTTTTACGTCTGAGTTAGCCATGTTCTATTCCTTAGCCCGCAGATACGGTAAGAACGCCAGAGTTGCTCCAAATCTGACCCACTACTTCAGGATCAGCAGTAGGCAGATCACTGATGATCACAACACTGTTGGTGCCATCGTAGCTGATAGAGATGTTCTCAGTAACAGCGCCGGTGGTGGCGTTTTTGGTGATGTCTTTGAAGCCGTTTTCAGAACGGACGGGTCCGTTAAAAGTTGAGTTAGCCATGAGATTCTCCTGTCTTGGCCAGTGTCATCCGCCCCATGCAGATGTCAGGATCTGTCTATTTTATACGCAAAAAGAAAGGGCGGCAAATGCCGCCCTTGGGTCGATCAAAGGATCGATTAGGCCGCTCCGGGAGTACCGAAGACACAACGCCAGTCAGAAACACCGAAGCTGTATCGCTCACGGGCCTTGAAGCGCATGTTGCCAGTATCGAAATCACCTTCCATAGCAGTCTTGATCGGAGAACGCTGGAACATCTTGAAGCCGTTAGGCGCGTCAGTCTTGATAAAGAACGCGTCAGTGTCGGTCAAGAAATGGTTCACAACGGCACCGTCAGGGAGCATTCCCATAGACTTCATGGCGTTGATATCGTTGTCAGCCGTACCCGGACGGAGGTTAGAGTTCAATACGCGCTCTGCGATGAACTGAAGCTCCTTGGGGATTACCAGTTTCATGCCGCGAACGGCAATCTTCAGACCACGCTCGTCGGTTAGACCGGCGATGTCGATCAGCATTTGCTCCAGTGAAGTCTCGTTGAGGTCAGCCGGAGTAGCCAGAATGTTGCTCTGGTTGCCAGACAGTGACGGGTGAGACGCTGAGCAAAGTGCAGCACCGTCACCAACAGGTGCGGAAGTGCTGAAGGCGTTGTTCAGAATAGAAGCTGCCTTGATCTGCTTGGTTTGAGACATGGAACGAGCCAGTGCCTTAGTGTAACGAGAAGCCAGACGATCATACAGATTGTCTTCGATAGCTTCTTCAGTGATGCTGAAGGCCAGAGCAATTGTCTCGTGAGTGTAACGAGCAGTGAAAGTCTCCTGCGCGTCATCAAACGAGATTGAACCGCCTTCTGACTTAACCGGCGCAGTGCCGAAGCCAGACAGCATTACTTCTTCTTCAAAAGCGCGGTCTGAAGACTCTTCGTCGAAGATCTCAGCGTGCTCCTGTTCGTAGCGATCGTACTCAAGGCCAAAGAGAGCGTTAAGCCCGGGCTCGAGTTCCTTCGCCAATTGTGCGCGAGAAATAGCCATTACTTAATCCCCCTTATACACCGGTTGAGTCAGCAGTCGTCTGTGAATCATAGCGACGAGTAGCTGCGTTGAAGTGGGCGTTGATTCGGACCAACAGGTGTGCACCTGCTGAAGCCCAATCGTTGTTAGCCACATCGTCAGAAAGGCCTACAATGCGCAAAGGCAGAGTAGCCGTGGTGGCGATGCTGTCTACGTCTACCTGAGAGTTGGATCGGCCAGTATCGGTAGAACCGGTACGAGCAGAAGTTCCCAGATTGGCGTTAGCAAACACAGTGGCCAGTGCAGTAGCACGGTTGGTCAGTGAAGCATCCGCCGCAACAACGAAGATTTGGTTCGGGTCGTCAGCAACGTATGCTTTGACCGGGTAGTTAGTGTCTACAGAGACACTACCTGATCCGGGCCAGTAGTTCAGCCAAACAGGCTTCTTCTGGACAGAATCATGGTACTCGACGCCCATTAGGACACCGAGGTTCTGAGAAGTGCCACCATCAGTAGCACCAGCTTGATCGATCACGCCTCCAGCAGCAGGAGTCACCAGACTATACTGGTAAATGGCGTTAGCATTGTTGCTGGCAATCTCATACTGAGTTACGCCAGTGCTGTTAACACCGCTTCCTACTAGACCAACAGGACGAAGACCGAAGGCAGTTTCTTGGTTTGCCATAGGTTATTACCTCGTTCTGTGCGGCCCTATTTCTTGGGACCGCCAAAAGTTACACGACTCTGGCGTTCGGGTCTGCCGATCGCCATGGTTGGATGAGCGTTTTCTCGCATCATATCCGTTTCAACTGCTTCCATCTGATCCGCGTTACGTTGAGCAAAGTACTCGGCGCGTTCTTGGACCGTTTCTACCGGTATACGTGCAAGGATAAGCCCGCCTACTCCAAACACACCCTCATATCGACCCGATTCAATTACCGGTGCTTCAAAATCCGGGTATTCGTCTTGACGTACAAGCTCATACCCTTCTCGCAGTCTGGCAGAAATGTTCTTGGTGTCATCGTAACCACGAACTTCTGCTCGTATCCAGCGATGCTTGAAGCCCTCTGGTGCGGGCGGTGCATCTAGCATTGACGGGGGAGCCCAAGGCTTACGCCGACCTTGTGTCTCCCTTGACGCTGCTTCACGTGAGGAGCGCTTTATGCCCTCAAAGCCTTTCTTCTCTTCGGACATATCAATTCTCCTTTACGTATTTCGCGTATTCTTCAAGCGGCACTCCCAATTTCTTAGCTATCGCTACTTGGGTCTGAGAGAGTTTGACCCTTTTACCACTGCGCCCTGCTGCATTTGAGCGGGATACGCCTGCGACGGTCTGGGCGGGCCGTCGGGAGGCTCCCGTACTTTCGCCGAACTTATGCGGGAACTCCCGCTTCATACGGCTATCTAGCTCATTATAGTAGTCATCCGATTGCGGATCAAATCCTTCATCTTCGACAAGCTTTTTGTGGATGCCAAATGCGGCAAAAGTCATTGCCTCATCTTGACCAAACCACGAGTTCTTTTCTGCCCATTGCTCCGCTTTGGGGTCAGGGCGCTGTTGTTGAGGAGCTTGTGGCTGAGCCTGATATTGCTGTTCAGCGGGTTGCTGATACTGAGCCGCTCTAGCTTGTGCTTGGCGTTGGGCCTGCGCATAGCCGTTGGCGGCAATAGCCAAGTCAGTCAAACGCTTTTGAGCCTGAACCGTGGCCTCAGGGTCACCAATCTCCACCGCACGGCGTAGCTCCGATTCAGCCTGTTGTTGCTCAAGCTGTATGCGGTTGCCGTACTCCGTCATGTACCCTTGATCCAAGTTCTTCATGCGCTCACGGATTTTCTCCGCTTCAGTTTGCACATTCTGCGCATATCGGATGGCTTCTTCTCGTTGCCGCTCCGCTTCACGCATCTTCTTGGTCAAGCGGTTAATCCGCTTTTGCACAGACTCGCTGTATTGCTCCATTTCATCGTCTGAATCAGGAGCTTTGGTCTCCTCCGCTACAAGCTCTTCTTGCGCAGGCGCTTCCTCTTCTTGAGGAGAGTTGTCTTCAGGAAGCTCTACTTCCGTCGCCTCTGCCTCACCTACGTCCAACTCATACTGAGTTTCTTCCGCAGCATCTGCCATGCTGTACCCTCCTTAAAGGCTCAAGATATCTTCAGGATCATCAATAGTGGCCAAAATCTCGTCATCATTTAAGATTCGGACTTCGCCGCCATCAATACGAAACCGTGACCCGGCATAACGGGGGAAAATCACCCATTGTTTTTCAGTGCACCAAGGGCCGTTGGGGAACTTTTCGGTATCTTTGTAGCAGAGAGGTCCCTGCTTAACGACATACCCCACAACAGTCTGAATCTGACCGTCGTCCAACACCTTGGTAGGGATATAAATACCGCCGTCAGTTGTCTCTCTGCCCCGATAGGGGAGAATCAACATGCGCCAGCCTGTAGGGGAAGGCATACGCTCTAAAAGGCTTTTATCCATCGCGTCAGGGTCTAAAACCTTCGGCTTTGGCTCTGCATACAATGCTTTGACCCCTTCGGCAGCCGCCTCAAGGTCCAGCTTTTCCGCTGTCTCAGTCATCTAATTGCTCCTGTTTTTCCAGCAGGCCCGAGAGTTCCTGTGAAATCACGTTAAGTGCGGACAATTCGCCCATCAAAAAGCGATAGTCCTCCATTGACTTCAAAGTGTTGTGTTCTAGAAGGTCTAGAACCTGTGTTCGCCGGTCTTTAACGATCCTTTGAACGAATTGAACGACTTGTATTCCGTCCACTTAGCACTCCATCCCAGAATGTCGTATTTATATACCACGACACCCATATGGAGGCAAGTTAATAGCACCAAATAACGGGTTCCGAGCGCCTAATATCGACGTGTACAAACGTGTGAGCTACGCCAATGCCCGAAAATCCCAACCGGATAGCCTCTTCCACAAGTTTTCGGCGCTGTATGCCATCATTAACCGCAATATCCGCCGCAATACCCTTAGCGTGCGTCCCGGGTTTGGCTTTCTTGGCTTCTATGCTGTGCCGCGGCGAGCGATATCCCGACGTAATCTGAAATGGAAAACCACAGGCTTCCCTTAACTCATCTAGCGAATGCACAAATTCTGGTAGGATCTCGTTTTCACCCGTCTCCTGACAAGCAAACTCCGAGATATCAAAATACTTGTAGGTCATTTTTCGCGTGCTACACCCTTGGTTTTCTCAAAGCTTCTCATTGCGCCCAAGCCTAGCATGCCCATCAACACAGGCATCATTTCACTTAGATCTAAGGCAACAATTTCCAGCGGGTAACCTGCAACGCCAGCAACAAAATTGCCAAGAGGGACGCAAATAAAATTAAAACCCATTCCTGTTGCACAAATCCACCCAACCGCTGGACGCCAACCAGAAACAAAGAGCGAAGACGATTTAGCTTCCTCCTGATTAACCTGTATCTGAGCCTTAGCCAACTCGTGGGCGTGTCTCTCAGCCATAGTCGATATTTCATGGGCAAGCCTATTACGCTCATCAGCGTCCGGTATGAACTTATCCAATAACCCCGCTATGGGGCCGACCAATAACTCCAGCACTAAAAAACTCCCTGAAACCGCTGTTTGCGAATGGCAATCGGGCTATACCCCTTTACCATGCCGCCTTTAGCCATCTTCTTGGGTTTCTTGCTTTTTCCGGCCACATTCAGAGCAATAGCAACCGCCTGTTTCTGAGGCTTACCCTCTTTCTTCAGGCGGCGAATATTCCCACTGATCTGCTTGGGGCTGTCACCCCGCATTAGCGGCATGATTAAGCGCTCGTGAACCGTGAGCCGCGGAGGGCGGCACCCATGCCACGCTTCTTGCCAGTAGTGACCTTGCCCATCGCAGTGTTGGGGGTCTTTTCTTCCTTTGCCATGGCATAAGGGATAGAGCCCTGACCGTCAATAACAGCCTTGGCTACTGGCTTTGGTGGGTTTTTGCCGGGGGCACCACAACATCGTACTTTCATATCATCTATTCCTATCGAAGCGTTGCTTCATCAGTTCACGTTCAAGGGCCGCGTCAATACGCGCTTGAGTTTGCCGCTCTTGGCTGGCAAGGCGCTGCTGGAACTCCGTCGCCTTGTTCTGCATCCGTTGCTGGTCAAGAGCCAGTTCTTGCTGGTCCATCTGAGCATCCATTTGTTGTTTCTGAGCATCCAACTGCAACTCCTGTTGCTTCAATTGTACCAGAGGATCAGGCTGTTGCTGACCAGCACCCGATACTTGTGCAGTCAATTGCTTCAGATTCTGGAACTCTTGAGCATTCAGGCGGGCTACCATGGACTCTAGTTCTAGCTCCATGTCCGGCGTCAGAGCCTGACCACCCGTCTGCTGCATCAACATCGCGGTGGCCATCTCCTGCGACTTGATCTTTACATGCTCCATAATATGCTTCTGTAGCGAAATAGCCGACTGCGGCATTGCTTGAAGCATGGGCGACGTGCCAAACGTCAAATGCGCAAGTATATGCGCGTCATGATCCTGCCCTTCGAACGCTTTCAACTGCACGTTATCCAGAGAATCAATGTTCTCCTGTGCAGGGTCCTTTGGAATCGGATCGTCGGACGAGGGCGCTATCAACACTTTATCAATGTCTCTTATCCCCAGTGCCTCGTACATGCGGCGGTAAGCCTCGTGCAGGTCGTGCATTTGCGGTGCCTGCATGGCCATCTCAAGCTGAGACTGCGCCAAAGCAATCCGCTGAGATTGTGAAAATACGTTCGGGTTGGATACAGGAACAACGTCCACACGGTCGTCAAAATCCTGCGCCATGATAGTACGGTCACCGCCCTCTACCGCAAACGGGTACTCCTGCGGCAGATACTCCGACATGACACGCGCCAGAAGCTTAAACTCTTGGCGCATGCTGTAATGCAGTCGCTTGTGGACAGCACTCATGACCCGTGAGCCCTGCTCCAAGAGCGCAACAGTCGTGCCTACCGGTGCCTGTTGATTGCCGTCACCGACCTTCATGTCCGTGATCGTGGCGAAACGACGACCCGCATCTACCACAAAACCTAATAACTGGAACAAGGTGCCGTCAGGCCCCTTGAAGGGCAACGGCATCAGAGAGTCTCTAATGGCACCTCCGGGGGCGTCAACGTCTCTGAATTCTCCCGGTTGCAAGGGCTCCTCATCATCTCTAACTCGGAGACCGCGAGCTTTAAATCCAGCAGGAAGATTAGAAAGAGTGCCAGCGTCAATAAGCTGACGAAGGGCAGCAGTCGCGGTTCTTGAGAGGCCCCCAATCGTGTGAATAAGTCCGAGCCCATAAAAACCAAACCCCGGCAAAAACTTGTAGTGAACAAAATACTGAATTTTTCGCTTCAGTTCGTCTTCTTCACGATAGTTACGACGAACGGACAAAATTTGCCCGTTGTCTTCGCTAATGGTCACCACATAAGGCACCTTAATGCCCGTCGGCTCACCATCTTCCCCCATGTCCTCAAAGCCTGCTAGGTCAAGCTCTACATGGCATTCCAGTAGCGTGCAATCATAATCAATGTTGCTGTGCTCCATGCCGCCAATCTTGTCTAGCTCATCCGTCACCTCGTTAGAATTAGGCAGGCTAGGCAACACAGAAACATCACGATAAAACCCCATGACCTGACGCTTGCGCAAATCATTCAAGGGCATCTTCACAACTTGCGTAATATTCGGGCAAGAATCCAAATCACTCGCACCATATGGCACGACAATGTCCTCCGCCGGGACAAACTTGCTCACCGCACGGTCAATGGTCTCGTCGTAATACACCTTCTTGAACGTAGAACCCGCCAGCGGCAAATAAAACAGCATCTGGTCAAATTCAGGCGTGTAATCCTCCATCACATCCGTGATGTAGTAATTCATGAACTCCTTAACACGCATGGCCTGCGCTTCACGGTCCTTGGTCTTCTCCCCAATAACCGTCGTGCGAACAGGCCCAGAAGGCGGCAACAACTCATTGAATGCCTGCGCCTGAAACTGCGTAGCCGCCTCCGCCATCAAAGGGTGCGTGACACCCGTGGCACCGCGGAACGGCATTGTGCGGTCTTCATAGGTGTAGCCAAGAAGCTCCAAACCTTTAGAATACGCGTCTTCCCACTCAGAACGAGACGCCTTATTGGCCTCAAACTCACCTAAAAGCTCTGAAGCCAGAGCGCCGAGTTCACGGTCGTCCAAATCCTCCGCAAGGTTTCGGTAAAAATCACCCTCATCGACCCCAAGCATCGCCATAGGGTCAAAGTCCACAATAACACCGCCATCGTCAGACTCCTCAATTTCAATCCCTTCAGGGAGAAGCGCGTTGCCCTCAAACGTACCCGGGGCCGCTAGCTCTATGTCTAACTCCATGTCCTCTTCAGTAACTTCCGGCATCATTGCCGTGCTGTCCATCAGCGAGGAAAGAATCGCTTTATCGTCACCGTTAGCCATCAGGCTCTCCTACTTGTGTATGGGGCAAACGCGCCCATGCCGCGTCTTATAACTGGGGTATTGAACATCGCATTGGCCCGCGGCACAAGGGCCGCGACGCCTCCGCCGTTAGCGTAATTAGCATACGGCTTAACTTCTGGGGAAGAATACGCTTTTTCCATCTCAGGCGTTATCTTTAACAGCCATACAGACATCACGGCTTTTTCTTTTTCCGAATCATTCGGAGTAAGGAGGATCCCTCCTCTACGCAATTCACCATTGTATTGCTTTCGTTTAGCCAGCTTTTTTACATAGGGCGCAAGAACATTGTCGTAAAATTTAAACTTTTTGCCCCCGTATTTTCTGTTTTCTATGTCATCCGTGGTAAAGGCTATGTATTCTAACCCGCTATCTACTGCTTCTTTTAATGCCCGACGAAAACCAACTTCATGCCAGTTGTCCTTAAGCGGCGCATCTGGAACTGTTCCTGATATTTGTCCGCCCGAGTAGATTGCGTCTCTGATCTCAGGTGCTCCGACGTTGTATTGTGACTTCAATGTTTTTTTAACATCCTTGACCACGCCTTTCTTGAATTTGTCTTTGAGGTCTTTTAGCTCCTCTGGGTCAGCATCTGGTATAGCCGGTACTCCCATCCTGTAATTAAGCACATTGTCGTCAAGCTTATCGAAAAATTTCTGACGCTTATCGGGATCTTCAATAGATTTTGCCACCAAGGAATTATATTCAGGCCGTATTTCCTCCATACTCGACCTAAAAGCATTCAATTTAATGTCGGTAAAATCCTCCCTGTCTGCACCATAAGCTTCCGCTATATCAAATAAAATAGTTAAATCGTTAGCGTACTCGTTTGCAGCTTGGTGCCAATCAGATTGAATTTCATCCACATATAGCGCTTCTACGGGCTTATCCCCATCATAAACGGTACGCTCATTTAGACGAATATGAACAACCGTCTCTTCAGGAAGCCCCTTGTGATAACTCGGGATGCCGGGACTTTTACTGGCCATCATTCCTTCGGGATCTTGGGTGGTTGTAACAGCAATTGTTCTTGGCGATCTTGCGGGTTCAATCGTATAGCCCTCGGGAGCCGCTCTGTTTAAAGTGTAGGCAGTCTCATGAAAACCTTTTACAAAGTTGTCCGACAAAGGCCGCGAAAGGTCGTCATCCACCGAGTTAATATGGTCTAGTATTTCTTGTTTAGTGTACTTTTTTGAATCGTCTAAAAACGAAGGAAGATCAAGCCTTTCTAAGTCCTCTTGCTTAATGCCCGCGTTTTTAATTAAACCCAGCATCTGGGGGCCCGTGCCCTTTTCTTGCTTTAGGGAAGAAACAACATCCGGTATTGAACTCGGAAAAGAAACAGGCGGGGGCTCAATGTTGGGTAAATCCCCCCTCAAAGCGCCCATGTTGACAGGGTACACCCGCCTTTCTTTCGGGCCATAGGCCGTTAAAACTTCTGTTTGGTATAGGTCCGGTTTTTCCTGAATATAGCTAGAAAAAACACTTTCCCTTTGTAGCCCCAAAGGAGAGCGTGTTGCTTGCTCTATGTCATAAGGATATCTGGCTTGCGCGGCTTCATATTGAAGTCTAGCAGAAGGTATATCTTCGTTGGCAAGCATTTCTCTGGCCTTGACTTTCGCGCGAAAACCTTGAGGGGATAGCGCTTGACTTAAATCTGTTGCGGCTGGGCGAACAAACCCTTCTTTTTGAGAAATATAGTCTTGTATTGCAGTACTGAAATGTCTTTCGGGGCCCCCAAAAAAAGAAGGCTTTCCCCCAACCCCTGTTTTGACCACAAAAGAATCCGTTGTGGCATTGTACAAAACAGGCGATCCGCCCTCCTTTTCTCCGCGGGCTAAGTCAAAAATAGGGGACGTGGAAGCAGGCCAAAAAACAACTTCCTTATTTTTAAGCTCAGGGTATGCTTCAAATCCGTTGTCAAACTCTATTAGCTCCCCTAGTTTTCGGGAGGGCTCTTTGCCAGAAGCGGTTTCAGCAACCAAATCATTCTCGACATACTGATTAAATTTGTCGAACTTTAAGCCGCCTTCACCATGAATAGGTATGAAAACCCCGGGTTTGTTTTCCGTCGTGCGAATAACCCCTGTTCTGCGATATATAGCGTCCTCACGACGCCCTTCGTTAAACATCTTTTCCGCATCATCCACAGCCTTCTTAAACCGGCCTGATACGTTAGAACTACCCATCATGCCAAAAACAGCGCCGGTTTCTCCCGCCGTCATCGCCGCCGTTGCAGGCGACATCATGGCCGGAACAGACAGCATTAACTCTTCCGCCCCCACTACCTGACCAGTCTTAGGATCGTAAACCCGCTCCTCGCCAGCAAGCGCCGCTTCGCCAGAAATACCCATACGGCGAACCAAACCCTGCAACGCATCCGGTGCAGAAGACAACGCTTCCATGACCGCGGCACGGGCCTCTGGGTCCCGAAGCAAACCCTTAAACGACGCAAGACCCTGAAGCGCCTCAGGGACCGCCGCTTCTACATCACCATACTGCCCCGGGGTGACCACGCGCTCAACTTGACCCGCTTCAGGACTCTCAACAACACGCTCTTCGTAAGGCTTCTCAACCTCCCGACGAAACGGCATCAAAGGACTAAGCAAACGACCTATGCCAGAAGCCTCAGGCCCAAAACCATACTCGTAATCCTTTACAGCACCACCCTCCGCATAACCCCGCATCTCATAGCTCTCCTGCGGTGTCATAAACGTGGCTTCCTTGCCTTCAATCATCTGACCAATGATCCGCTCCGCCTCTTCCCGCGTCTTAGCAGGAATCTGCATACCAAGCTCATTGTTGCGAAGATCCATCTCCTTGCCAGCAAACTTGCCACCAAGAACCTCTCGGATGTAATCCGTGTCTAAATACTCTCTGGCCTGAATGGCTTTCTTCGCCGTAGCAGGACTCTCCGCATTCGCCGCTAACCAACCCAACGCCAAATGACGCGCCGCATCACCACGACCGTCCAACTCCTCCTTGGCACCATACTTCTTGCCAAGACTAGACGCCCAGTCAAGGTCCGCAGCCTTAATGCCTACAAGCTTAGAGACAAACGCCTCAATGCCGGGACGATCGTACTGCATCAGCGACGAGCCATCGGCATGATACCCTGTTGCATCGTGGGCATTGGCCCTTGGCCCGTGGGCCGTGGTT